GGATAGGCGACCTGGTAGAGTTTGTTGACATCCAAAACTGCCTTGTCGTGGTCCGGCGAACGCGCATCGTTGTAGGGGTGCTTCGGATCGGACTTGATCTTGTCGATCTCCTTCCGTGCCTCCAGGATTCGATCGTCGCCCATGCCCTCGCCGGAGATGTAATCGGCTTCCTCCAGCATGGCCCCGATCTTGGACAGCCACTCAAGGACCAGGGGTTGATCCAAGGCTCCGGTCAATCCGAGGACTTTCATCACTTCCGGTCCGCCGATCTCGGGATTCTCCACAACAGCCTCAGCCAGGGAGACGTTGTAATCGTAATTCGCCCCCCACTTATTCCGGAGCTCCTCCCGGCGTGCCTTAACCTCCTGCTCGTACTCCTCGGCCAGGGCCAGCTGAAATTTCAGGTGCTCATCGGATAGATGTTTAGCCTGCCCTTTGGTCAGGCGGGCCGCATGGGCATTCTCCCGAAACCACTTCTCGTATCTCTCATTCCACTGGATCTCGGCAGGAAGATTGGCCGGATGATCGATCTCATACTCCTCGAAGGTCTTGGGCCATCCGATCTTCGAATGGATCTCATCCATGAGCTTTTGCTTCTCTTCCGGAGGCAGGTCCTCTCTCGGCAAGGGGATGCGGCCACCCATCATCTTCTTGGTTTCCACGAGGCTCTTCGCCACATCTCCCCATCCGTTCATGGTCTGGAAGACTTCCTCTTTCCGCAAGTCCTCCGGGATCTCGGCTAACTGCTGTTCATTCAATGGCATGATCTCTCCTTTTCCCAAACAAAAAGCCCGCATCGCCGTTGCAACGATACGGGCTCTTTACTTCGTTTGGGCTGGCCTGGCCGGGCCAGAGTTATGGATTAGATGGATCGGCTAAAAGAGGATTCTCGCTTAGGTCTCCTTTACCCACTTCTCCCGCATCCTGGCCATATAGTCCTCGAAGGCCTCCGGGGAATGGGCGATCTTCATCATGGACATGGCCTCCAGGACGACGGCCCGTTGACCGGATACATAGTCTCCGGTTTCATCGCGCATGACGTAGCGGTTGAACCAATAGCTCAGAACCTGTTGGCCAGCCGAACTCTCAAAGGCTTCCCGGAAGGCGACGGCCAGTCGATAGGTATCGTCCTCCCTTGGCGCGGAAGGGAGAGCGATCGGGACCTTAGGCTGAGTGATGATTTCTTTTTTCTTTTTCTGGGACATAGGAATAACCCTCCGATCTTATCCTTCGATCATCCACGAAGAGTGCCATCCCTCTCGCTTCGGATCGGATCTCCGCAGTGCGGGTTTTATCTGCCATGATCCTGCGCTGTTCTTTCTCCAGCCAGTTTGCTACTCCGATGAAGCCGTATTGGGTATCGATCATCTCTTTCGGTTTGGACCAGATAGTGAGTTGGACCATTTTCCCCTTTCTCATGCTCCCGCAGGAGCTCCCGCGCCTTCCATGCTACCCATCAGCGATGCGATGTCATCCGAGGTCATCCCACTGGATGCTTCCTTGAGCGGACCAAGGGCCGGTCCGAGCTTTCTCAGGCTCTCCATCATACCCTGCGCCTGCGCCTGTTGTGCGATCTGGGCTTGGACTGCTGCCCGTGCATCCTGGAGTTTCTTAACCTCTTCTTTGGTATTCACGAATTTGGCCGGCAACCCCATCAACGGCGCGAAGTATGGGATGACTTCGAACCAGTTCACCCAATCGAGCACGGTTGGATCCAGCTTCCAGACGGGGATGAAGATCTCCAGGAACCTCTGGAAGGCGTAGATCTCTCCGGATCTCTGCGCTCTCGCCATGGGCCCCTTATACTCGATATCGATCCAGGATCCGTATTCCTCGATCACCTCGGCGGGTGCTCTGCCCAGGATCCCATTGCGATAGAGGATCCCGAAGATGCGTTCGATGAGAGGATTGAGGAATTCCACGATGATCGCCCCCAGGGTGGGACCGAGCATCCTCTGCATGAGCTCATAACGGATGGCCACCTCGGTGGCTGTCATCTGCGGCCCTTCCTGGAGTTGGAGTTGATCCCCATAGAAGAGCCTGCGGATCTCGGTTTTGAGCTCCACTTCCTTGAGCTGAGCGACATCGAGGCGATTGGTGAGAGGGATCGGCTGGATACCGGGGAACTTCTGCACCGTGGTGACCCCCCTCGGAGCCAGGTTGATCTTGCCGATCACCGCATTGAGCTCCTTCATCATCGGAGGATCGACCATCTTGGCCCAGGCAGCCAGGGAGAGCTCGATCGCCTTGTTCAAGGTTTTGGTCTCGGGTAGGCCGTCCGATCCAACCCCCCGACCATAGACCTCGCCTGGTGGTCTCTCCCATCGATCGACCAGGTAGGGCATCTCCGGATATCCCTTCTCCTCGAGGATGATCTCCTCTCCGGGCAGGAAGTAAACGGAGGCGAACGGCATGCCGAGCGGACCTTTCATACCGTATTGCCTCTCCGTGCGAGGATAGACGGCATGAACGACGGGGATCTTGTCCATCGGATTCTTGTCGTAGATCTCCTTGACCTTCTTACCGGCCCGATCCGGCCAGGTCTCCAGGATCTTCCGGGCCTGCATTTTGTCGGTTCGGAAAAGGGTATCCACGATCCCCTCAAAGTTCTCGGCGATGGCATACTCTCCAATCGCGTGCTCCTTGAACCAGAATCCGGAAAATCCGCCAGTCTTGAGTTTCTTGCGGCGCTCATCCACGTACATACAGCCCTGACCGAAGGAGGTGAGCTGCAGGAAATGGACGTTCACCTCCCGATAAAAGACGGAATGGTTGAGGGTGCCGTGTCCGGTTGCGGTAGATTCCTCCAGCCATCGGCGGACCACCGGCACTTGATTTAGTTTCTCATTTCCCGTCTCAAAGAAGAACCAAGTCGCGGATTGTGGGCAGATGGCGGAGGCGATCGAGGCGGCGAGTTTGCGATTCTCGAAGAGGGGAGTGGAAGTATAGAGATTCTCCATGAGGTTCGATCCGGGCTGACGATCGAAGAGGACGGTCTTGGCCAGGGGTCGAATATAGGTGGCGATGTCCCTCCAGTGAGACCGATAGAAATCCAGTTCTGCCTGGAGATGCTGGTTCATCTGCTTCAATTTGGCTATCGAGGCCGGCATCTATAAGCCCTTCCTTTCGATCACGGGATAGAAGGCCCGGAAGTCGAACGCATCAATCTCATACTCATACCAGAAGCACGCGAAGCCATAGTAAACCATCGACAGGACCGAATCCGAGATGATCGCGCCGCAATAGATATAGGCCCCTTGCTTCTCCGGTACAGGTTGAATGGCGATCACGAAGATCTTCTGCACTCGCCAGCCCAATTCCCGATTGTCCGAGTAATCATCGAGGAGCCTGCAGAAGGTCATGTCATCCGGTCCAACCAAGTATTCCTTCTCAAACAAGGCCTGCAGTTCTCCCGGCGATCGGGCGGGATCGGAGTAGAGATAGACAGTGGCCTGGGATCTGCCAACCAACAGAAGAAAGATCCCGATCAAGAGTAAGGCCGCTAAGGTTCGAGGTCTCACCCGATCAACCCTTTCCTGGCCCCACTTGGCCGCAGGAATCCCAGGTTCACCTGCTCAGATAGGGGAGAGTAGGTCCCCGCTGGCGTAGTGGTTGTCTTCTCCGCTGCCGCTGCCACCTGGCGCTCATCCCTCTTCATAGCCTTCTTCAGTTCCTCTTGCTGCTTCTTGGCCAGTTCGATGCCTTCCTTCTCAGCCTTCTTGGCTTTCTTCTTCTGCTTTTCCTCTTCCTCCTCGGATTCCTTCTTCGCCTTCCAAGGAGCGATCATCGCCATGCCGAGTGATTTACCGCCTCCGTTACCTCCCATCTCAAATGCCCTCCTCCATGTCAACCGTGATGATGAGGCGATCTTCGGACGATTCTACCTGGATGCGTTTCATAACCTCAACGGAGATGTCCGCCATGATCCGCGGGAGACTGCCTTCCACTTCCAACTTAGCCTGATCCCAGGCTTTCCTGACGGCTTCTTTTATTTCGCTCTGGATCGCTTTATCTACTGCATCGAGGTACACTGTATCCTTAGGCAAATTTCTTCCTCCTTACGCCTTCTCCGGCAGTTTCTTGCCCTTCGTTTCCTCCAGGTGTTGCATGAGGATCTTCCCACTCATCCGGGTCCTGGTCTTCAGGCCCTTCTTCTTCCTCCCGAGTTCGGCGCCGAAGAATCGCCTTTCCCTCTCGCTGGTGATCGGGGTATGCTTCCTGCCGGTCTTCCCACAGGCTGCGGTAGTCATGTTTTCCTCCCACCTATCCACTCCGCCCAGGTCCCATCGAGATCATTGAGCATCCAGATCAGGAAAAGGAAAGCCCCAAGGCAGAGCAGCCCGAGGATCGGGATCAGCACGAGAATGAAGATAAAGCCCAAAACCTTACCCATCACGGTCTCCAATCGGAGCTCGCCTGCTCCTCCCTCTCCCAAACCGGCTTCTTATAACCGTAGTTAGGCTCGAAGATCTTGAATTCGCTCTGATAATGGTCTTCCTGCCTTGGGGATTGGGCATGATAGGCGATCCCGGTCCGCTGCGCTGCGAGGAAAAGGTAGTTGAGGGCATGGCGGTAATGATCCGGACCGAGCTTCCGATACCGGAATTCCTGCGATCCCGTCTCCGGATCTTCTTGGAGGACCTTGGCCAGGTTGCTGCAATGTCGGGCGAACTCCTCCACCTCCGAGCATCGCCGTGGCAGGATCAGAGATCCAGGACTCGTGACCAGGCGGTGGGTGGAATCGCAGGCCTCGGTCCTCCGGATCTTCACAATGTGATGCTCCTCATCCCACTTGTCGCCCGGATAAGTCTGCTCTACGTAATCGCAGAGGTAAATCGGATAAGTCTCCTGCACCATGAAGTCCTTCACCGCTCGGGTCTCCGGCTCCATGTCGAAGACAGCCATCGAGACATTGAACCTCCGGGCGATATCATGGATGTCGTTGAACCCCTCCACCCGGGTGAGATAGAGGATCTGAAGGACCTGCGGATCTGCGGGCTTGAGGCCGACCAGCACATGAAAGTCCTTCTGACCGACATCCACCCCCATACAGCAGGGTCCTTTGCTCTGGATGGCCATCGGCTCGATCCGGCAACACTTGAGGACCTCCTCCATAGCGAGACGGTTCTCGGCTGCGATGTAGGCCATTCCGAGCTTGGAGTTGTAGACTTCGGCTAAGTTCCCTCGAGGAGGATTCCGATAAGCCTGGAGGATGGTAGCAGGATCCACAAAGGGAGAGTTGAGCTGGCTGATCCACCAGCCGGCGATCGATCGATCCGAATAGCGGGGCACCCATCTACCCTTGCTCGGTTGGATCTCCTCGTGGCAATGCCGGCAGATACGCAGGACCTTGCCGGTCGAAGTCTCCTGGAGGCAGTTAGGAAAGTCCAGTTCGAGGCAGGTCTCAGTCCGGCACTTCGGGCAGGGGATCATCCAGACCCTTTGATCGCTCTGCTCGTATAAGACATCGATGCCATAGTCCGGGATGGTCGGCGTGGAGACGTAGATCTCCTCCTTGACGGTGGAGTGGCCCAACCGCTCCAGGGCAAGATCGATCATCGCCTGATCCATCTCATCCATCTCATCGAAGACGATCCGATCCACCGGAATGGATTTCAGCTGCGAGCTCGACCGCTTGATCCCCTCGATGCGAGCGGTGGATCTGGCGCCGCGGAAGTAGAGCATGGAAGAGCGGATGCGCTTGATCGAGACCGCATCGGTGGAAACCCCCTGAAACCACATCTGATTGAGTTCCATCAGAGGTCCGAAGCGAGCCCGGGAGAAGTCGCTGACCTCGTTCTGCGTGGGGAAAAGGTAGAGGACCCCTTGGGGATATCTGCCCGAGAGGTGGCCGTAAAGGGTCTTGAGGACGTTGACCTCGGTGATTCCGACTTGGGCTCCCTTTTTGAATACCTGCCGCGGGCAGTCCTCCAGAAACATTCCCTGCTCATACTGGTGGCCCTCCCAGGTGAACGGTCCGGCACTGAGCCTAATTTGTCCGGTCCAGTCCAGGATCTTCGGAAGCTCCTGAAGCGGACTCAGTGAGCATTCCGAGAACTCGGGGCTGGATAAGACCGTTTGCAGCAGTGAGTACCTGTCTAAACTCTCTGCCAATTTGATCCCTGAGCTTTGCATCCGCTTTCCCTACCACATTGAGAACGATTTGGATGAAGGCCTGGACCTCGGCCATCAAGATCTGCACTTGCTTGGGGACCTCGAGGCCGGGGACGAGCTTCATTTCCCCATCCAATACTTTGAGCCAGGTCTTGACTGCCTCCAAGTCTCCTTCGCAGGCTTTCGTATAGATCTTTGCATCCAGGGCGTTTAACTTGCAAAGGTATAACTTCCTTTTCTGATCGACCGGCTCGATCTCAACCTTCTGCACGGCCCGGAGAACAGCCTCGCGAGCACCGCATCTATTCTTGTACCCAAGCTCGTCCTTGATTTCCTCAAGCGTCTTGCCCTCTAACCGCATCTCCAAAGCTCTCATGTGCTTTTGGAGCTTCTCCAGCTTCTTCTTGCTGGTCTTCCTGGCTGGTTTTGATAACTTGGTCAAAGGCGTGTAGAAACAAAGAGGGCCTGAGATGCAAAAGGCAGGCGGCTCCACCCCGGATGTACCGTCTGCCTCTTATCTACCTCAAGCCCTCTATGATTTTTGGGAAAGATCTCCCCTTGATTTCTTCGCGGGGTGGGGGGACAACCGATCCGAAGGCGAGCCTCTCTCATGCTACCCCCCAGTTGCTGCCTCTATATCAAAACAAGGCAGCTCTTTTGTCAAGCAAAATTTTATTTCCGCAGATCCGCCAAGAGAGGCGGTCTCCAGCCGAATCTCCCATTTATTCATTTTTTTCTTCCAGCCGACCAGGTAAAAAAACGATCCTCCGAGGAGCCAGGCGTGCAATTTCTCCCGGATCTCCGGGGTTTCCAGGATCTTGGTGCGACGATGGCTGATGTTGCTGTAGGAGGTAGCTTGGATTCCTACCCGGGTCCCATTCGGATGCAGAGCTTCGATGTCGATGAACCCGAAGAGATCGCGCCGGATCTTGGCCTGCGGAATCCATTGTTCCACTTTCTGGAACCAGAATCCCCTCTCCCTCAGCCAGCGGTAAGTCAGCTGAGTGGGGGTCATATCATTTCAACTCCAGTTGCACTGAATAAGATCGCTTGAAGTTCTCAAAGCAGATCCCCAAAATTCCAGTACCTGGAAATAGATCAACTAATTCATCACCTGGCTCCAGGCCAAGCACTTCAAACAGCCAGTAACAAAACGCCTCCGGCTTGGCTCCTGGAAGACCTTTGCCAAAAGTATTGTTGCAACAAATCCAATCTCTGACTGTCCAATTCTGTAGATCCCGTCGGGATCCCTCTCTCCACTTTCGGCCACCTCGCACGAGGACAGGTTCCCAAGAGTATGCTATCCGGACATTCGGCTTAAAAAAGACCATTCCCTTCGTCCAGACCATGACCCGAACATCATCAGGACAAAGACTCAGCACATATTTCAGGTTTGTGGATCCAGTAGATAACGCCCAGCCGTCAGGGAAATCGCAGCAGAGCCTTTCTATGAGATCCTTATGATCGACCTCCTGTTTTTCGGGATACTTATTCGCATTGCCAGGATACGGCGGATCGGCGTAGGCAAACCTCATCCTATCTCCACCATCCACCTAATCCATCTGACGTGATGTGTCTGCCATTTGGAGCAAACCACCCTCCCAACCCGTCCGATGAGTAATGCCCCTCGGGAGTGTGATAGCCTCCCAGGCCATCGGATGAGATGTTCCCCCGGTCCGTGTGCCATCCCCCAAGACCATCGGATGACATGTGGCTGCCATTCGGGGCATGATAGCCTCCCAACCCGTCCGAGGTATAGTGGCCCTCCCTGGTATAGTAGCCGCCGAGGCCATCTGATGTGATGTGATCCGCTGCCGAGCAGACCGGCAGGATAAGCAGGAGCGCGACCAAGATCGCTAACTGTTTCATCTTCCATCCTCCTTTGCTGAACCCATAGAGACCAAGATAGACTCTGACTTTTCTTCCGTTCCTTCTGTCAGAACTCGATCCTCTCGTCTCCCTATCACGTTTCCAATCCCATCCGTCAGATACCCCTTCGCCATGTTGTCCCGCTTGATCGTCCCGATCATCTTGGGCACCTCTCGGGGACCTGGCCTTTGGGCTTCCACCCGATAGATCGTCTCGAAGTTCTTCCTCCAGATGCTCTCCTGGATCTGCGACTGAGCGAGGCAGCAGATCCTTTCCACCTCATTCGCCTGGGAGATCCATCCGCCGAACCTGTCAATCACCACGGGGATCAGGGGATCGGACCACTCATTGATGC